AAAGGTGATATGATTCATGGAGACCTCGCCGTACACAATGTAATTTTGCAGGGTGATCAGGTTAAGTTTATTGACAGTCTTGATGTGAGAAGGCATGTTGAGATTGACGATGACTGGTTCGAAAAAATGGTTAACGAAATTCTAGATTCTAGGAGGTAATATGTTATTTATTGATAAGAGGAAGGGCGATCTTGTCCCTACTCATGAGATTATTCCTACACCCAGCATCGGTTTGAATCGTGCTTTGGGTGGAGGCTTGTACACAGGTGCTACACATTTGTTTTGGGGTACACCTTCTGTTGGTAAGACAACCATGTGCTTTAGGATTCTTGCTGAGGCGCAAAAGATGGGTTATCGACCAATCATTGTTGACTCCGAGTATTCGTACTCAGAAGAGTATGCGGCTAAGTGCGGTATCAATGTTGATGACGTTGTGCTGATTCAGTCTACTGTTGTTGAGGATATCCTTAGACACCTGATTGGTTATCTGAATCATCCTGATGAGAAGCACATCTTTTTGTTTGACAGTTTGTCCAATATTGTCAAGGAAGAGTTTTATGACAAGCCTGATGGCGGTAAGGCTATGGGTTTGCAGGCTCGTTCACAAGGCTACTTCTTGCAGAAGCTTGTCAACCATTTGCATAAGGAGCGGAACATCATGCTCTTTGTAGCACATCAAACGGTCGATCTTAGTGGTATGTACGCTGTGATGAAAGCAAAGATGGGTAATACGGTTCATCACAACATGCACAATATTATTAAGTTGTTCTTGTCAATGTCTCAAAAGGAGATGGAGCGTGAGGATCGTACCAATAAGATTATGAGTCAGCGTGCAACGTGGACTATTGAGAAAACAAAGCAGTTGCCTACGATTGGTACGCAAGGCTACTACTACGTTCTTCCGCAAGAGGGTCGCATTGATGTCAAGCGTGAGTTGATTGAGATGGCTGTTGAGAATGACATCATTCAACGTCGTGGTGCTTGGTATTCTTATGGCGATGAGAAGTGGAACGGTACTTCTAATATCGAGTTGACTGAAGATCAGGTCAATGAGATTTACAAGGAGTTGGTGAGTTGAAAAGAGATGAAGGTCAAGAAGCGAAAAGAGACAAGGCAAAGCCAGTTAAGAACTCTGGTAGAGGTTTTAGAAAAGGAGATGCTACTTTTCATCGTTTCCTTCTTGACTATAAGCACAATGGTAGTTCTTTCACTCTTAGTCGTTCTGCGTGGATAAAGCATCGCAAAGATGCTTGGAGAAGTCAATACAGATATCCTTGCATTTCTGTTGTATTAGGCGAAGATTCTGATACTAAAGTTGCTATAATTGATTGGGAAGTATTTAAGGAGTTGATCCGTGACTCAGATTACGAATGAGGAACTGTATGAAACGGGTTTTTATTATGTTGTTGGTGTGCTCAGTATGATGCCATACTACGAGGACATCCCTGAAGAAGAACTTGTATACGGTTTCCTTCAACGTGCTGAGGATATCATCCTTGAACGTCGAAGTAATTATGAGGAAGATTGAGAAGCACGGTATTTTAGGATGGCTTATGACGGCTCTTGTGGTTATTATATATGACTACTGGGCGCTATCTAGCAAGCATCAAACGATGTCTACTGCTTTTAAGAATGGTCTTTTTAGGAAGAGCACCTCTTTTCCCACATTCATCGGGTGGGCTGTGCTAACATGGCATTTGTTCCACCCCCCGTCACTACGGAAGACAGATTTGTTTTCTATTATCCTAGACAGGAAACATAATTGAGTAATTTTTATATAGACATAGATACAGTCACCAATATGATGGGTGACCATGCTGAAGAGTTTATTGAATGCATGAAGATTGTCGAAGACATTATCCAGAGACCTGATCATTATGTTGGTGGTCAGGCTATCCGATACGCTAATCAACTTGCTGCTTTTAGAACAATGATGATTGTTAAGTCGCAAATGTTTAAGCGCAAGTCCCAACTTATGGACAATGAAGATAAGTTTGTTAATGATATTTGGAAAACAATGTATGAAGCTTTGGGTGAGAACATCAATGTTCTTAAACTGTCGGCTAGGAATGGAGCACAATGAAATCGTTAAAGGCATTGAAATCGGAACCTCAGGAGAAAGAGGCTATTGTTGAGAGTGAGCCTTTGACTGGTTCTCAACTTGAGGATATGTTCTGCGAGGCAGTAGATGTTCATATCGCTAAGCGTAATGAGCCTATCTATAAGAAGGTTGATTACTTTAGACCAAGTTCTACGAATCAGTGTGCTAGGTATTGGTATTACATGTTTGAAGGTGTGACGTATACACCTTCTTTCTCACCTCAGACATATCGTATCTTTGATAATGGACATGCTGTGCATGATAGGTTGTATTCTTATCTGCGCGAGATGGGCATTCTTGTTGCAGAAGAGTTGCCGGTGAGCAACGATGATCCACCTATTCAGGGTACTGCTGATGGAATTATTGATCTTGATGGTCATAAACTTATTGAACTGAAGTCTATTTCTACGGAGGGGTTTCAGTATAGGCAGTTGTCTCATAAGCCTTCTGATGATCATGTTCGTCAGGCTAATTTGTACATGCATTGTTTGAATTTAGATAGCGGTTTTGTTATTTATGAGAATAAAAACAATCAACAAATTTTACCTATCTATATCGAGCGTGACGACGTATTTCTTGATAAACTATTTAAGAAGTATCGTAAGATCTATAAGGCTGTTGAAGACAACGAAAAACCAAAGCGGCCATATAAGCGTACTTCGAAGCACTGTGCTAGATGCGATCTAGCGGAATTGTGCTGGTCGGAGAAAGAAAATATTGAAGAGGAGTACGAGCCGTTTTGATCCTATCAGGTGCAAAAATCCGGAATGTAGAGAGGAATTTCTTCCAAAAACGTACAATGCGGTGTTTTGCTCCCCTGATTGCAGACGAATTGTTACCAACAAGAGGCTGCTTGAAAACTATTACAAGAAAAAGGAGAATAAAAACAAAAAGCGTGTATGCGCTACTTCTTCTTGTAGCACCATCCTTTCTTCTTACAATAAAGAAGATATATGTGAAGCTTGTAAAAGAGAGAGATACATAAAAAGGCTTGTGTCTTGGGGCTGGGATGAAAAGGAGCTTCGAGATGAGTATAAGTAAATTAGTGTCTGCTGCTAAGGCAACTAGGCTAATTGCTATAGATCCCTCTTCTCACTCTCTAGCCTGGTGTGTTGTTGATCTTGATAGGAATAAGTTTAGTGTTGCTGGTACTGGAAAAATTGATTTTAAAGACAGCAAAGAGATTGATAACAAGTTTCGTGCAATTAGGAAAGGTATTCAAGATGTATGGGAAGATTACCAGTTTAAGGATGGCGTAATTGAGCAGTCGGTTTATATTCAGAACTTTCAGTCAAGTCGGATTATCTCTTATATTATTGGATATTCATGGGGAACGCTAGATGAATATTGTTATAGCATGTGCGATTGCAATCCTCTTATCTGGAAGAATCGGATTGGATACAAAAATGTATCAAAGGCTGATAAGAAAGCCATTGAGGATAAGTACGGTTCGAAGGGTATTCAGAAAAGACTGACTCAGGAGCGCAAAGATCGTGTTAAGAAAATTATTGATAAACAAGTCGGTTTTAGTACGGAAGACGAAGACATAAACGACGCAATCGGTATTGCTCTATGGTATTATATTGATCATGGCTTCGGAACCCTACAAAGATAAACAGTGGTTGTACGAGCATTATGTCAAAAAGAGGATGAATCTTAGTGACATTTGTAAAAGGCTGAAGGACGGCTACAACATTGAAGTCACTCCTCAGGCTGTGTACAACTGGGTTAAGAAGTACGATCTTTTGAAGTACCGAGGCAAGGGTAGAAACCTATCAAGTACTAGTATGCGCAGACCTAAGTCGCCTATGCAGCAGGCTGTCGAAAGAAAGCGTAGAGAAATGCGTAAAGCTAATAATATGAAAAAGAAAGGAATGGGGCGTTGAGAAGATCTGTAACTGGTAAGGACATTACAACTTTTGCAAAACTGGATATGATTTACAATCAGGTCCGTATGCTAGAGGCTCAACAAAACGAGACAGAGTACAAGTGTCTTGGTTCTGGCAAGTGTTGTACTATTGGGTTGACTATTCATATGGGTGAGTGTGCAAATATTGCTTTCCGTCTTCGTCAGGAGTATTACCTTTACTTGGAAGATAAGGGTCGTGAGTTTGCTGATGAGTGGATGGATGGGGTTATTGAGTCCCTCAAGGAAGCAATGTTTGATGAGACATGGCAGATTGGTGGTGAAACCGAAAAGAAGTGCGCTTTCTGGAAAGGCGGTTGCACTATTTACGGTTATAGACCAATGATTTGTCGAACTGTTGGAACGATTACAACGGTTGATGATTTCTGCCCTAGATTGAGAAATGCTAATGGTAGCATTGATTACTATACTGGTCCAGCGGTTAAGAAGATTGTTCAGTCCTTTCAGGATCTTCTTAAAGAATATGCGGCTGGCAAAAATGAGGGGTATGACATGGTTGTGTACATGCCTCTCGGTGTTCTTTCTTTCCTTTTGACTGTTGAGGAATTGCAAGAACTGGAGCGGGTGACGGATAAGAAGTTCTGGGCGGCTGTAGATGGTTGGGTTAATTACAGAGTTCAGTACACGAAAGAGCATGGATATAATTATGATGAACTTCATACCCAAGCTGTTTCTATTGGTAAAAAATTAGTTTTTGATAGAGAAATAATCTAAAGAAAAATTTACAAACTCCTGAAAACGGAGAAAATATCAGATAGGATTTCCATGCTGAACTTTTACACCTTCAAGGACAGAAGGGAGGGGGATGAAAATCAAACGTGTTGAGGAGTCTTTGGAAAAGATTTCTGAACTAGGTGAATACACCTTGTATAAGGTT